AACTCTTTAACTTTGCCTTTGTTGGTGTTAGCGCGGATGATACAACAAACAGAGCTTGGGATCTCCCAGCCGCGCAGCTTCCAGTCTTCAAACTCCTCCCATGTGGGAGTTGCTAAGAAGTCTTCAGGCATTTCATTCCATGCCTCCCAATTATTTGGGTAATACTTACCACTCATCACATAACCTCACATCTAGGACATTTTGACTGCCACCGGACAACTCAGCAGCAGCCCATGCAGCGTGCTCTGAATCGGGTGCTAAAAGATAGCGCACCTGACTGTCAGTCGTTGTTTTGTACTCGTACTCTTTTAGTTGTGGTTTTTGTAGCACGGCTTGTAGTTGGGTTGGTGGTGTACGTTTCGCGGGATGCTAATTCTTTATAGATGTCATCCCATCTGTGCCCTTTGTTGCCATAATGATGTAGCCAACACAGCACAGCATTTTTGATGAAGTAGTCATCATCCAGTGATTTACTTTTTGCCATAGTATTTAGAAGTGATACGGTTAGCGCGTTGCCAGATGATAGCAGACGCGAACAATCCCACCATACCGACAACGGCAAGGATGATGTTTGTTTCAGTCCAAAGCATGTAGCTGCGTCCGTGGTGAATGTGTATGAATTTGGAGCACAAAAAATACCGCCGCTAAATATAATAATAGCGACGGATTGTGATTAGGTTGTAATAAGAATTACAAATTAATTAAAAGTTTTGATTAAAGAAATAATATTCAGAATCAAAATACACAGCAAAGTAATCGTATTTCAACGATTGATGCCACACTAGTTCCCAATCAATGGCAGTTTGTAGCCACACTGGGAGTGAATCAATCTCAGAAGAATAGCAATCACTCATGAAGTCTTCACAGAATGTTGCCTCATCACGATAACATCCACAGTATGCCTCTTCAAGTTGCTCAAGACTAGTGATTCCATAAGCTTCAAGTTCTTCTTGAAAATGCTTAACGTCAGTGACTGAGTCAGACTCAATTATTTTAGAGATAGCATGATCAAGTTCAGAAAGAGTTTCAGTCAGCATAGCGTTGTAGATGTGTTGTTTGATGAGTGACAATAATCAGGCAGCAATCGGGAAGACTGACACACCGTCAGCCTTGCAGAACTTGTTAACCCACTTGCCGAAAGACTCGACATTGTGGAATAGAATGTCAAACATAGCATCTTCGTCAATGTTGCTGTAGAGGTACTGATTGCCACTCTTGTAGGTAACCAGTGCTTGATTGTGCAGAGGAGAGATTTCAAGCTCTTTGATAGAAGAAGACTTGATGGTGTTACGAGCAGCAGGAACGAAAAACATGTGAATGTAAAATGAGGTGGATAGTGTAGATGTGAAGTCTACATTGAAGGCACGAATGCCCTCAAGGTAAACATCAGCAACCGGCAGGCAATGCGTCGTAGGTTTGTGTGAACTCAACACGCTTGCTATCAACCAGGTTAGCGTTGATCCAGAAACCAAGAGAGATGTTTGGATTGAGCATCAGGTTAGCAATTGCACGACGTGACACGTTGGTGTAGTTATACACAGCACCGCTGGTGTAAAGAACAGAAGCAGTGCCGGTGAGCAAGTCAACTGCAACACCGTCGCAGCAGGAAGAATTACGGATGATGAACATGTGAATGTGTAGAGTGAATGGAGTAGCGATGAATGCTACAGTGAACGCACGAATGCGCTCAGTGTAACAATCAAAGCCAGTGAGACATGTACTCATCGAGCGTATAAATGTCGTCAGTGTCAGTCTCATAGATAAGCTCATCGCGTGACATGTGCCAGATGTCGCGTGTAAACTCGTCAACATTCTGCAAGGTGCAGTCGTCGTGAGCATAGTGAGCATGCTCTGCAATGAGAGCGTGGCGGATGTCGGAAGCTGTGTAAGTCATGCGTTAAGTATGGCAGAGAATGAGGCAGAAGTCAAGAGGCAGTAGACAGTTCACCAATTGACTTGCCAGGTGGATTCGTAAGCACCAGCAGCACGCGCAGCACGAGCAGCAGCAAGGTTAGCACGCTCAGCAGCGAGACACTCAGCAGCGATAGAAGCGAGACGCTCGTCAGAAGCGTACACACCTTGTGAGTTGAAGCGAATGGTTTGTGTTTTGTTCATACTGTTAGTATGGCATAGATTGGATGGAAAGTCAAGAGGTGGTGGGCACCTTGTCAAGCGTCACATGCCATTGAGAAAGTCAGCCATTGCTTCTTCGTACTCCTCGTAGGTAGAGAAACGATCAGCAAAGCGTGTAGGAACTTGCTTCGTGCAAGGTTGCACAGCAGGAAGATCGCGTCCTTTTGACAGGATGTAAGAAGCGTATGGATTGGTTGTTTTGTTATTCATCATGGTTACACCATAGCACAGAATGAAGCAAAAGTCAAGAGGTTGTGGACACCTTACTCACTGTCCTCATCTTCAATGCCGTCTAAGTATTCGTATACATAAGCGTGCATATTGTGGCGATGAGCATCATTTAACCCATCATACCAAAAGTCTACATAACCTTGCAAATCAATCAGCTCAGAGTTCATGAAATACCTCGATTGAGTTAGTGACAACAATGCCGTTTAGTTTGGCTGGTTTGTTACGCTTAGCGCGTTTCTGTTGATCACACCATAGCAGCGTTTTGATTGGCTTAGCGTGTAGTGTGAATGTGACATCCTTAAGTTTAACTTTGCTCATCATCAATTACGAGAGAAGGTGTAACCGTGCTCAAACTCTACAGTCTCATTGTTATCAGTAATGAACCACTCATAATTCTTCTGAAATACACCACAACGTGTGCCATCACACAGTGTGTTGATGATAGCATTCAAACGTGATTTAGTCGTGACTGATTGCCAACCACCATCATATACTTCAACAGTGTTGTCATCAATGGTGGCAATTAGATTCTTGTGCAGGTATACACAGCATACATCACGTGATGGTGAATACATAACCTCTGTGTTGTCTTTACGCCAGTCATTCTTGTTAATAACTGCGCTGCACATTTGACGTTCGATGAGTCGCATAACCTCTGTGTCTTGTATGCATATAGTATGGCACAGCTTAGCACTGTTGTCAAGCGTTCTTTGATTAGTACTGCTTATCATTATTGATAAGATGCTCTAATGTGCGAAGACAGATGTTTTGAGAACGATTCTCAATAACTGCAACACGTAGCATCCCGCTCGCGCTACGCGCTCGCTATGCCAGCGCCACGGTTGGCACAGCGCAACGCAGTATAGCACAGCGCAGAGGAAGCGAGCGCAGCGAGCGGCAGAAAAAAAAAGTGTCCACCCGGCACCCCTTGGGGGGATAATGAGAATCATTCTCAATAAGATAGGTCAGACAAATTTCTGTCATTTTTTAACAAGGTATACTCTACGATCTCGCCAGTTTCCGCCTGTAACTGCAGTAAAAACGTATCTGGACCGGTTTCAACCAGTCCGACGATCAGCATATTAAGTAAAAACATGTGTTTAGCAGAACATAGCTGCGTATATGGTGGGAAATTCGTGTTCAATCAAGCCTTTAACCTGATCTGCGATAAGTTTATGTTCATATTGGGTACCATTAGCACAACGTAGGTCACAATAGTGCAACCAGGAGCGTAGGGTACCGTTCATATAGAGTTTAGTAGGTGTTGAGAGGGGTAGAATATCTCTTGCACATTCTTTAGCCACACCAGCTGCCAACATCTCGTTATATAGGCTTTCACTAAGCTCAAACAAGCTATTAATCTTAATCATAAAGTCTTTTACAGTATAGACTTCTAGATCATCAACACTATTCTGTCTATTCTTCTCATCCTGTCTCCGCAGTTGGGGCAGGAGAGCGTGTTTATCTACTTGAGCGTACCTTTGGGAAAACTCTTGAAAACTAAAGGATCTGTGACGTAAGATTTGAGCAGCAACACTTCGGGTTGTCTCAATCTGTACACACATGTTGACCATCTCAAAAGGTGACCAATGTTTATGTTTAATCAAGTATCTAATCAAACGTTCTGACTCTGGGTTATCCTGATTATCAGGGTTTGATACACGAGCCATATATGCTATAAGCTTTTCAGCATCTGGGGTAGTATGTACTAATGATACTGTATGATACATGTAAGAGGTGGTTAACGTAGTTGGTGGTAGTACTTAATTGATGAGTACGAAAACGAATCATCAGATAAGAAGGAAGGAGTGTCGTTAGACACGAGTTCCTTCCTTCGCAGAAGTCGGGTCCACCCTTCCCTTCTCCTGTATACGGTGGCCCATAAACTTAAATTTTTCTAAACCCAGTTAGGGACTGAGTTCTTACCACCACCTCTAGCTTGTTGTCTTTGGTTGTAATTCATACCCAAAACCATGTGATTTGCAGAGGATTGAGGGTCATCAAAGAACTCTTCTAACATAGCATTCCACTCAGTACGTTTACGTTCTTTAATTGCCTCCTGGGCTGATATACCCATAGCATCTGTAAAGTATTTAACGCCTTGAGCGAGGCAGTCAATTCTGTCGTCATGTTTAACTGCACCTTTTTCACGACACATTCTACTCATTTGGTAGAACAGCATGTACATCAGTCTACGTTCAGGAGCTTCGTCGGGGTTAGACCGGAAGTCCCATTCAATAACGGACTTGTCGATAACGAGTCGGTGTTGATTGAGGACGGGTTCGAGGGAATCAATGATTCGATCTTCTTTTCTAACAGTTGCTCGGACTTCTTCAACATCGCATCTTTGATTAGTTTGTTGGAGGTGTTTTCGGAACAACTCGCTAACAATACCGTCGCCAAAGTTAGTTTCAATGACAAGCTTAGATACTTCATACTTTTTACAACCTTTTAAAATGTCCAGTAATGTTTTGTCTGAGTATCCGTCTTTATAAGCACGCATTTCGTGCAAGTACAAGATACCGTTACGTTGGGAGATATAAGCTGCTGTCGTTTCATCCGATCCACGACCCGATGGGTCAACGCTGCAGATTGTTTCAGAGTAAGAACCCCACTCTCCCTGTAACTGCATTGGACTGTAGAAATAATCTCCAGGTAGTCCGACAGTGGGGAGTTCCTTGATAACATTTTTGGGGTCTGAGCACCAGATGACGGACTCAGGAGCAGACTTAGGGTTAACAGAGGTAACGATAAGGTCTGCACATTTGAGAGGAAATTTGTCAGCATCACTAAGGGAGGTATCGAGCATGAATTGCAACATAAAGTTGCTACGACCCATTGACGCTTCACGTTCAATCAGGTCTTCATTATCAAAACGGTCATCTGTCACGTCCCATTTATCAGCACCACTATCAATATCATCAACCAGCTGAGGTGCTAGGAGACCTTCATAGTTAGATGTTTTACGTGGATAACGTGCCGGCCATACAAAAGGTTTGTAGGACCGCTCAGCTAACCGCTTGTAGACGGTAAACGTAGTTTGAGGAGTACCTAAGTACATAATACGTGAGTCATCCTTAGGTGTAAGGATAGATTCAGCTTCTGTACACAGTTGTAGTAACTTCTCCCTCATTAACTCCGTCATTGAGTTACCAGGAACTTCAATGTCGTCCAGAATCATTAGGTCTGCGCGAGAGCCCGTCAACTGACCTGTGATTCCAACGGACTTTACGCTTGGGGCTTGGTGGGGTGAGCACTTCACATCGAAGCTTACCCTGCTCCACCTTGCATCGTCTCCAGTCGGTCGTAAATGAGAAAGCCATGGCGTTTCAATAATAAGTTTTTGTAGAAAGATAGACATGTTATCTGCACGTTCTTTAGACGCGGAGATAATCATAATCTTTCGCTCTGAATCGTTAAAGAGAGTCCAGAGAACAAATGCGCCTGTGATCCACGACTTACCAACTCCACGGAAAGCTTGAATTTGAAGACGCTTAGGTCCATGTTGAAGATAGTCTGCGATAGCATATTGCGCACGTGTAGGGTTAGGCAGATCTAGCTCAGACCACAAGGCTTGTAGAAAGAGCTTAAAGTCACTTTTTAATAGTTCTAATGTATTCATCGTTTCTCCAGGTTTCGGGTCCATCAGGTTTATCAATTAAATATTGTTTTACTGTAAAATCAGACCGATCTGTGACAAACAACGGGTCATGTACAAGAGATTCGTAGTGTATATCAAACCATCTGTTTTGAGGTAACTCATTTTTGAGTTGTTCAATGTAAGTATAGCAATGATCTACAAATGTACTGTAAAAATCAGGATGATCAGCATAATCTTTATACCATTCAATGTTCCCCATACTTTTAATTATATCTTGTTTGTCACGATACATAAAAGCAAATTGAGCTGTAGGAAACATGAATGATAGTTCGATAACAGCCTTTAACAGAAAAGGAGCTTGAATAACACTGTTCATAGGTATGTCAGGGTTATAATCAAGCTCATCAACAAACTCTCTGCCAGTTTGCCTGGCTATAATGTGGCTAGCAAGCCGTGAGCCTGCTCTCTGTGGGCCTGTAACAAAGATTGGGTGGGTCATAGGTACAATCTAGCGTGGAGGGGTGGTTAAGGCTTTCTGTAGCCCGTTCTAGCACGTCTACGGAGATCATACTCAGAGTAACCTTCCTCACGTAGTTGTTGTTTAGTTTCTTCAGCAGCGACACCAGTTTCTTGAAGGTTTCTACCAGTAGCACCTTCTACAATAGCGTCCAGCATTTGATAACCAGCAACACCTGCTAAAACTGGTGGTGCAAATTTAGCTGCGCCTCCAATAAAAGACATAGCAGCTTTAGGTAATACCTTAGAAGCGGCTTGAGTAACGACAGGCGCTGTTTTTTTAATACCTTGCTCAACTAAAGCACCCACGCCAGCACCTGCTGCAGTTTGTTTACCTGCTTCTATGTAATCACCTTGTAATGCAGCTTTAACTGCCTCAGGTTCGATAGCAGTAGCAGCACCTGTTACAGCACCTAATACATTTTTTTTAATGGCATCAGCAAAGCCATCTAAACCAAAAGACAAACGAAAGCTACCTTTGTCTTTAATTACCTGGTAAGAACGTTGCATTACACCAGGTGCTTTTCTAATAATATCTTTACCAGTTTTTACTTCAGTTTGTGATCGTCCAAGACCAAAAATATCTTCAGGACCACCTTGTTCTGCAACATAAGAAGTAACAATTTGGCGACGTGAAGCCTCCGGACCACCTGGTTTTAAAACGTCTGCAAGGTCTGCTTTTTGCTGCTCCAATAGCGGTCTGTATGCATTAGCAAAGTCTTCAGGTGTTTTGATATTTTTAAAATCAATAGTGCGGCTAATTAGAGGATCACCAGTACCTCTAGGGTGAGCAATAGCCATCTTAGTTTTGTCTACATTAATTTCACCTAATGCTTTCAATTCGGCACCTTTACCGGTTCTACCTTGGTGTGTAGCTTCAGCAAGACTGGTTAAATTTTCTCGAACATTACCAAGAACATAGCCTTCATCCCTTAGAATTTGAAGACCCATTTCTCTGACACCTGGTTCTACATTTTGAACAAGGTCGCCAGCAGTACGTAATGAATACATGTGATGAGCAGGGTCATCAGGAAGAACTCTAAATGAGTTCATAATACGTTCTTCCAGATTCCTGCCCATATTAGCAAGTTCTTTTTGACTAAGACCCTTACGACGGGCATCGTCAATCATGTCTGCATAAGTACCAGACGTATCGACAGCCAGAGCATTTAAAAAACGGTCTACTTTTTTTAGTGCGCTAGGAGGTTTTCCAGTAACTTGCTTTCTAACTAGAAGCTCTGCTTTGTATTCTTTTAGTGTTTCAATAGCCCAATTTTTTAAATCGTAAAGCTCTTTATCCATTTAAGCAATATGCTCCAATAAAACTTTTTCACGGAGCCTATTGACTCCAAATTTGTCCCTCATCCAGTCCAGGACGGGGGCACTTCCTTTCTCCTGATTACAACGGGTACAGGCACATACGACATTCGTTGCGACATCCTGCCCACCGCGAGCCCTAGGATGAACATGATCGATAGATAACTGACTAAGGTCATAAGTTTTTCCGCAATAAATACATGTATGGTCAAAGTGTTCCTTAATAGAGCGCCTCCACAGGCGCTTGGCTTCTGGTGAGGTCATAACTATTAAGTTGTAGAGGTAATCGTCAGGAGTTGGAAGTAACGGGGTCATGCTCGGCCTTTACGTGCTCGGTTTTTAGATGCTTTTTCAAGGAATGTTTTACCATTCTTTTTGTGTGATACATCTTTACCGTCACCATTGCCATAGGTTCCCCGTTTTCTGTTTTCTTTATTTAGTGCAGCTCGTTTTTTGATCTGCATTGAACTTGAGTCGTACTTTTTTTGGTACGTTTTGTAGTTACCGTTAGCGTATTTAGCGCCGCTGTGCTTAGAGCTTCGTGCCATAGAGTTTACGCTGTACAATTTCAGGATCAACAGTAGGCATTACTGCTGCAAGTTTATCAAGTGGGTTACCATCAAAGGCGACACCACTGATGTCATTTGTTTTGAGCCAGTCACAAGCTGCTTTTAGGTCTTGAGTAGAAGCCTCACCCGATTTAATACGGGCAAGGAATTCTTTAGTAACCAAATTATGCAGCTCGTTAAACTGATCTTCAGTCGCTTTCTTCTTCGACATTAACTTCTTCCACTACTTTTTTAGTACGGGTAGATTTAACTTCATAACGAGTTTCACCTGGTTCGTTATACAACCTGCTAAGTTGTTTTTCAGCTTCTGCTTTTTTAGCAAAATCACCGAGCACAACATCAGTATAAGTATCTACAAGTTGATAGGTCATAATTAAGAATTTTTAAGTGCTATTTGATCTAATTTGTTTTCAATACGTACCATGTGATCTTCCATACGGCTAAGTAATTCAGATAACTCTGCTTTTTTTACGTAGTCAGAAGCAACAGTCAGCTCTATACCGTCAAGTCTACGGTCAAGGGCGCTAATACGTTCATGGACGCTGTTTATTCGATTGTGTAATCTGTTATTTAAAGCAGCACCGCCTGCAACCACTGCAACGGCTATGCTGACAATTGCTTCACTCATTTTCTAGTGCTACGATAGGTACAATATCATTACATAGTACTTCAACACGTGAACCGGGTCTAAAGGTAAACCCAGCTTTCATAATTTCAGTACATTTAAGAGCACGAACAAGTTCGTAATCAAGACGCATCTTTTGTTCGTGTTTACGTGCAATAGCTTTGCAGGTTTCAATCATACCACCATCCAGTGGTACTGAAAAATTTAACTGTACGCCATAGTTATTGCTACGTACGTACCCAGTGTAATCATGAGGAATAGTATCGTTGCCCATATAAAAGGGCGAGAATTGCATGGTGGTTCCATTACAACTATTATTGGCTGCAAAGTATTGACGAGACGGTGCCCCATTATTTTGGAATTGCACCGCCTGATTAGTCACATTACCTGTAGCTGCTGCCACAGGATTTGATGTATTTTGAACCTTTGGTTCTTCGTTAGCAAATGCAGGACTTACTGAGAGAAGACCGACAAGGAAGTAGTAGTGGAGACCTGTTGAATGGTTTCGGTGACCAGGCTGTCTTCGATTAGACCCGCTGCCCGGTTCACAATCTCTAGTTGAAACTGCTCCCCTGCATTGGTTACTGAGTAGGTCGTTGCTGTGTCTGCGATGTCTCCGCTGGGTGTTACGTTTGTACCAGACCATGATGAATAAGTGCCACCATAAACATTGGTCGCAATTGTACGATCAATATCAATGGTAGTAGTAGTAGTGGATTGCATCGAACCTTGAGTAAAGTTCGGTGTTACTTGTGCGGCTGCTGGGCTAGCCAACATCATCAACAAAATAAGACGTTTCATTCTTCTTTCTTTTTAGGATCAGGAGGTTTAGGATTCGTTTTACTGTTAGATGTAGTCAGCCCAAAAGTCGCTAATGCGCCTGTAAAGACAGAAGCTACAAATGTAATATCACCACCGCTTTGTCCCTTTTTAATCATAGGTAGGTCTACGTAATTAAGAGTAATAATAAAACCACTCCATACGACAACACCTAAACGGACAAAGGTACCAAGGATCTGTAATTCATCCTCAGTATTCTCCTTAACTTTATCTAAGAAACCTTTGGTTCCTTCTTTTTTGTCAACTTGCTCCATGTTTGTTTGAATACTGGTTTGAGTATCATTACAATGTATTTGAACAAAGACGTGGCAGTTAGGGTGGCAGCAACACTAATAAATGCTGTTGTAGCTGCTGTAGTCATGATCGTAGTCGTCGGCATTGGGACTTCAATGTCCGTAAATGGGACTTGTATGATCTGAGCTTCAGGTGGTAGGTCTATATTCGGTTTTGTAGTTTGTTTTTTAGAATCAGTTTTCTCCTCCTCTTGTGGAGGTTCATCCCCCACATTAATCCCCTCAATACCAGGTGGTGGTCTAAGGGTGTTAGGAGGTACTACAAGGGGCTTGTAACTAGGTAACTGAGCCCTTGGTACCTCCAGTACCGCTTGGGGCAGCTCAGGGGCTGCTGGGAGGGTTAGAGAAGGGAGAACTGGTGGTTCACTCCAGGGGTCCACCGAACAAACCGCGTTCGATAAACTTCACTGCTTGATCGTCAACAGTGTTGTCAGATTGCTCAGCAAGTTTGGCAAGCATGTCTACAATAAGACGTTTGACTTTTTCAGAGTTAAGGAATGAGAAAAGAATTGGACGGATAAGGGTGATCATTCTTCAGTAGGAGTAGGTTCAGGGGTAGGTTCCGGAGTAGGCTCAGGCTCAGGAGTTGGCTCAGGCGTAGGTTCCGGTTCTGGAGTAGGCTCGGGTTCAGGTTCTGGCTCAGGCAGTGGTTCCCACCGGCTGTACTCAGATCCAGT